ACCGACCAGTGGCCATGCTTTATGCAATAACCTAACAATCCAGCTACGTTTGGGTTGTCTTGGTTGTTCGGGTTGCTGACTCTCGCCACGTACCCCATCGTCTCCTCCGCTTTGGGAGTGACTGATACCAGTTTCACTTGTTGCATTCTTTTTAAGTCTCTTACGTATGAGCTTAGCATACTTCACATCTTCCTTAGTATACCACTCTGGATGCTTTTTGGCAAGCTTGATTATTCTCTTCGCAGTTTTCCTTGTATCTTTTCTACGACTCTCTTCCATTCAGTAGTAATTATTCTTTACTAGGTATTTATATGCGACTTTCAAAACAAAAAAAATCCAGGAAAAAATTTTCCTGGATTCATGTAAACCAAAAGTGAATTTTGGTTTATCTATGCAGCAACTAATTTCTTAGCAACTTTGACACCACGATACATTAGATCGAAGTTTCTCTGTTGTGCTGCTTTCTGTACCACTTTGCGGTACTCCTCAGAGTCATAGGAGACTCCACGGTAAGTGACTTGTGCCATTGGCTTGTCCTCAGGTAGGGTGGATGAGACCCGTTCCTTCAGTCGGCATTTGCGTCCCCGAAGGGATGAACGATTCCGTTCCGTGTCGGCTTACTTGCGCCCCTAATGGGGTGAACGTTGTGTTAATACTAACACATGTATATTATATAGTCAAGTAGAACTGTATCGATTGTTACAATTCATACTCGTGAGGAATATAATCAGGACACAGGAGAGCACCTGCTAATTCTCTGGCATGATTGTTGTGTTCTATCAACTTATTCATCCAGATTCTCTCGTCAAGAGAAACCTCACCATCTGTTGAAATTATTCTACAACAAATGTCAGTGAGTTGGAGTCGGTATTTTGTGCTTAACATGTTCGATGGCCGCAGGAAGGATAGCATATTCTTTACGTTGTATTCTAGGTGTTAATGTTTCAACTGTATCATCAGGTTCAATAGAAACTTCCGATTGAATAATAACTTCACCTGCATCTAATTCTTCTGTGACATAGTGAACACTACAACCAGTAGTTTTTTCACCTGCTTCCAATGCTTGTTCAACAGCATGGAGTCCTTTATATTTTGGAAGTAACGATGGGTGTAGATTAATTATTCTTTTGGGAAATGCTTTAACAAACTCAGGTGATATAACCTTCATCCAACCTGCTAACACAATGAGATCTACTCTCCATGCTTGCATGAGTTGAATGATCTGATCCTCATGCTTGTGAGAAATATGACAATGAGGAATTCCAAATTTCTCTGCTCTCCTAGCAGCACCACAATCCTTTTTGTTGTGTATCATCAACACAACTTCATCCTTGTTACAAGTACGAAGGATGTTCTCGAAGTTGGTTCCGTTTCCAGAACATAGTACTCCTAATCTCATCGGGGGTAATGCCTCTAATGTATATAGAATTTAACTATTGATACTCCACTACTAAGTTACCAGACAAAGTTGTTCCTGTATTTCCAGGTAATACTTCATGTCCTAAGAAGGATGGAAAAAGTATCAAAGATCCTGGTTCTAAGTTAGGTCTGTAATCCATAGGGAATACTTTTGAACAGTCTCCCATATGATTTTGTACCAGTGGCATGATAGGGTTAATGAATGCAGTCTTAGATGTTACATCTTCATAAATGATAAAACTCCATTGAGCATTGGGATGAATGTGGTATCCCTGATAGGATCGAGGATCATATTTGTTCCTCCACATACCCATGAACTCAATGGACTTGACCTGATCTGGTAATGATTCTAACAGAGGTCTGATGACTGTCAACAGGTACGTCCATGTACTGTCATAAATCTTCAACCCATTATTAAAAGTGGTGAGCACACCACTCTCCCAAGTGGGTGAGAACTCACCAACGCCAGTCTTTATTTTCTTTAAGTTAATCTTCTCAGTGAAGATTGGAATAGCAAAGATTTCTTTTTTCATTCACCCCATGGATCTTTAATGTCAACAGGCTTAGTCTTCTTCTTTGGCAACAGTTTAAGAACCCACTGCCATAAAGTCTTCATGACCTTCCACCCCATTGGATACCAGGAAATGCTTCAGATACACATGCCTTAGTAATCTTCCAACGCTTACCAAGTTTTCTATCCTTAGCAAGACACAATACTTCTGCTTCACCTTTATTAAGACCTTCTAGCATTTGAATAAACATATTCTCACGCTTGACCTGAGATACATTTGATCCACCCTTAAAGAAATGATGAAGCAACCTTGCTTCCTTCTCTAAGATGGTATGTTCTGTACCTTCTGGTGCGTCATTAGGTTCGTAGGGTACATCTCCTTGTGGTAGAAGACTAATCACTGTTTCATCAAAGTTAATGATGAATAAAGATCGCAGTGCTTGAGTGTTGTACTTCTTCAGCAGTGTAACCTTTTCTTTCTTTGTCTTTGCGTTGGATACTTTCTGTAGTATCTCATGCATCAAGAGTTTCATCTATTTCATCCTCATTAATAAATTTTACTGATAGTAATTGTTCATTGAACAAATTTCCATTCTCATCATACATCTCTGGGTGGTATGCTACCTCATCTCTGGACCACATGTAATCATGTGCAAAATCCTTTGCCGTCCAACCAACAATGACACCGACACACATGAACAAAAATGATAATGTAGCCGAGAAAAAAAGAATCGTAGTATCTGTCATGGTACTTCTCCAGTTATGATGGTGGTGTATTCTTCTCCCATCTCAGATCGATATTAAAATACCAATTGCGTCTGAACAGAGAGAATGCTTTCTTAAAACCAAACCCAGTCTTAGGTAAGGGATCTTTATTTTTCCTCCTAAGCATTAACTCCATGCCTTTATTTATGGACAGTTCTGGATGGTCATTTTTCTTTTCCACTTATCAGTCCTTTTTTTAATAGAACTTTAGCAGTCTCGACTAGACCACCAATAGGTTCACCATCCATTATAACATAGGGATATCCTTTGGCATCAGGATACTTTTCTGCAAAAGCATCACGTTCTCTGTCACCAATCTTAATTTCATTGAAAGATAACTTAGCTCTGTTCATGAGAAGTTTCATCTGTTCACAATAGAAACAACCTTCAGTTGAATACACTGTGATACTTGTTCCAAAGACTCTTTCCTCTGGTTCTAAATTTCCATGCATAAAAAATGGGAGGGTTTAACTCCTCCCATTGTATCAGATTGTCAGTTGCGTGTCAACCAACAGCAGGTGCCACTAGTGCAATTGGCAGTCCGTCATTAGGAACTGCTGCCAAGTCTAGTGGGAAGTTGTGAGCGTTACGCTCATGCATAACTTCCATACCTAAGTTTGCTCTGTTAAGAACGTCTGCCCATGTAGGAACAACCTTACCGTTTGCCGATACAATCGACTGGTTGAAGTTGAATCCGTTCAGGTTGAATGCCATCGTGCATATACCCATAGAGGTAAGCCAGATACAAACAACTGGGAAGGTTGCAAGGAAGAAGTGAAGTGAACGACTGTTGTTGAATGATGCATACTGGAAGATTAATCTACCAAAGTATCCATGAGCAGCAACGATGTTGTATGTCTCTTCTTCTTGTCCAAACTTATAACCGTAGTTTTGAGACTCATTTTCGGTAGTCTCACGGATAAGTGAAGATGTAACAAGTGAACCATGCATAGCAGCAAAGAGTGCTCCACCAAACATACCTGCTACACCTGCCATATGGAAGGGGTGCATGAGAATGTTATGCTCTGCTTGGAATACGAACATGAAGTTAAACGTACCAGAAATACCTAGAGGCATTCCATCAGAGAATGAACCCTGACCAAATGGATATACTAAGAACACTGCGAATGCAGCAGATACTGGTGCTGAATAAGCAACACAGATCCAAGGACGCATACCTAAGCGGTATGATAACTCCCACTGACGACCCATGTATCCGCAGATACCAATGAGGAAGTGGAAGACAACCAACTGATAAGGACCACCATTATACAACCACTCATCAAGAGTAGCAGCTTCCCAGATAGGATAGAAGTGTAGTCCAATAGCATTGGAAGAAGGTACAACAGCACCAGAGATGATGTTGTTACCGTACATGAGTGAACCAGCAACTGGCTCACGAATCCCGTCGATATCGACAGGAGGTGCAGCAATGAAAGCTATGATGAAGCATGTTGTTGCAGCAAGAAGGCAAGGAACCATTAAGACTCCAAACCAACCAACATATATTCTGTTGTCGGTTGATGTTACCCACTCGCAGAACGGTTGCCATCCATTTAGCAATCCTTGCTCTTTACGAGTAAGACTTGTCATTTGAATAATAGAACGTTGAGTTAAGGTAGGATGAGAGGCAGAATCCCCCGTGGCCTCGGTTAGGGGGTATGTAAGAGGTGGGATACATATTCTCCTTACTGGAGACCCATTGTATCATCGGGGGGACTTATTTTTGTTCAGAACTACCCAGCCACGCTCGTAAGCGATTCATCGGTTCGGTCTTGCCCTTACACCTCAAGGTATTTATGTTAACACCCCGTAACATACCTTGTCAAGCATCATTACGAAATCTTTTCGATACCATAAGTTCTCCTAATACCTGCTTGGCATAACTCCCTAGCAGTTTAAGGAAAGACTGTGATGCTTTACCCTGTATCTCATCAAACATATACATGTTCAACCTAAAGGCATAGTTTGCCTCTGTGATCAACGCATTGACCTGTTGTTCATCACAACCTAGTGTGTCAAGTGCTGCTCTGTAATCATTCTTAAACTCCTTAGCATTAGGTATGCTAGGAAAGTCATAGAAATTTAAACCTTCTCCTATTGGTGGATTGAGAACACGTGCTGTGATCTCTTTTAAAATCTGACCACCAGATAGGTCACCAATGTACCTAGTATAATGATGTGCTATTAATAGATAAGGATTTTGTTCTGCAACCTCTTTAATCCTATGGACATAGGTGTTGCATGCCTCAGTAGGTACAATAGTTTCCTCCCAATTGGATCCATAATAATATTTCAGATCCTTTGCCAATGATTCTTTGCGTTCTAGATCTTCAGACCTGATTGCTTTGACCATTGGATCTTCTGTAGAAGATATGGACTCTTCCATAGCAGAGTAAACAAAATAAAAGTTCGCAATCAATTTGCGATACTCTTCTGGATTCAAAACTCCACGTAAAAATGCAGCAACGAACTTAGTATTCTCTGCTGCGGAGTGAGACTCTTTGGTCCCCTCCTTCAATTCCAATGATAATGCCATTATTTAAAAATATTCTTTTAAAACTTGTAATTGATCATGGTAACGTGCTATCTTGTCAAGCTCCACACCAATTGCCTCAGTAATATCAGAGTGCTCTCCAATACCTACTGGATGTTCAAAGTATACTTCTACGTTTGCCTTATGCTTTTGGATCTCTCCATTAGCATGTGCTAGTAGTGCTTTCTTTAGTGTCTCTCTCATGTGTAGTGTTCCCATTAGTATAAGTTCTCCTCTTCTCCTAGTTGGATTATAACATCACTTGTAGGTTTTGCAACACATGTTAACACATATCCCTGCTCTAGTTGATCTTCATCTAAGAAAGACTGATCTTCTTGATCGACCGTGCCTTCAATTATCTTACCAGCACATGAACTACACGCACCAGCACGGCAAGAGTAAGGAGCATCAGCACCTGCCTCCTCCACGATATCAAGGATAAGCTCATCGTCTGCACACTCAACCGTAGTTTTGTTCCCATCAGTATCGATGACGGTAACCGAATAAGTAGCCATTTTAACCTAACAAAGTTACTAATATATAGCACATTTGTTGAGAAAAAGCAACCCCTTATTGAGAATGATACTCAGTTACTTATTAAAATATGTTTCATAATATTTCACAAGTCCAAAAGAGACGTTGAATTTACTAGACCACTCTTCAGCACATGCCTCAGCATTCTTACCAGAATAACCGAACCGATCTAATATTATGAGACACTCTTCCTTATTCATTGGACGTGTATAACACCCTTCATACCTGCACCAGCATGAGGATCGCATTGAAACTCAAAGTCTCCTGCATCTGGGAATGTAACTTCAAAACTATCTCCAGCAGCGAATGCTAGATCACCATGTGATAATTCTGGATGTCCATCCACAATCATATTATGTGGAGGTAGATCTCCATTAGTAAATTTAATTGTGTCACCTGCATTGATGGTGACTTCGTTAGGTTCGAAGACTAAGTTACCGCCTGAACCCATTGTTATATCTGTAGCGTGTACTGGTAATGCGATGAAGAAAGCAACCAGTAAAGTAATAATAAATTTCATTCTATGTAAGCAAAGGTGTAAAGATTAATCAGTGATAGAAATATCATGGACCAAATAAAGGCACGTTGTAGCCAATATTGACACTTGTTCATGGTGTAGCATAAGATACCACACTGTATATATTAGGTACTAATGCCTAGTTGTCAAGTAATGTCAGCCTTGCCAGATCATGTCAGGCATTGCTGATGGACCAGGTCTCATCACAAACAATAGTATACCGTAACACACAAACCAAATGATATTAAACAACCATGCCTGTCTGTATAGGTACTTCCTTATACCCATAGCACGATTGATCATTTTCTCATCGTCATAAGACAATGGATCTGATGTTGCTAATCTTCTTATGATCTGTTCGATAATCACTGCAACTATAGTACCTATCACCAATGGATAGAATACAAAGTTTGCAAATGACATCAGTGAAATTAAAAAAGTCATATTAAACCTAATGATCCTGCTGTAAATCCTACACCACAGAAGAAAGCGAATTCATACAGTGCGTAGTAGGGA